TGTATCGGCAGAATATACTTTTGAAAGACTAAGCGATGCTGTAGACTTTCAGTATAGAGTGTCAAATATGAATGAATGTAAATTTAGTTTAGTAGCAGAAGAAGAAAGTGAGCAACAAAAGATTTGAAAATACATATCGCCCTCTTCCAGACAATGTGCACTTAGACTACTCTCCCATCGAAGGCATGGGAATATTTGCTAAGTATGATTTAGATGCTAAAATATTTATAGGCATAACTCATATTGCACCTCGCAAAAAAGATTTACCTAGACAAAGAACTCCGCTCGGAGGCTTCATTAATCATAGTGATACTCCTAACTGTTTTATAGTAGTAGAACCAGACTGGTCAAGAATGTACACAGTACGACCTATAATGCAAGGAGAAGAATTAACAGTTTATTATACAGGATATTAAATGAGAAAATTAAAATTTATTTACGTTTGTATGTTTATTTATTTATTTGGATTCGCTATAGTAGCGTGTTCATCTATTCAAGGAAGTTGGGGAGCAAAACAAAGTACAAATCTTTGTTTTTTCAATGTAAAAGGAAACCCTATCTGTCAAGAACCAATTAGAGGCACTATGCTTTGTGGTACTACAGAAGCTGGGCAGAAAGTTTGTGTTGATATGAAACCTGCTTCAACTTACTAATGGCTGGAGGCATATACAATGCTACTTACTTCAAAAACTATCCCGAAGAATGTGATAGAGAAGGAGTATTGTATGGAGTTATTCTAGTAAATAAAGAAACATTTGAAAGAGAATGTATTAAAGTTGGTATTGCTAGTGGAAAAGACTGGCGTCATGTTGTAAAGAGAAGTAGAGGCTTTAGAGGATATGATTTAAGAATACAACGAACTTACCACTCTACCCTATTCCATGTGTGGCAAATTGAGCAATTGCTACATGAAAAATTTAAACACGATAGTTATCAGCCTAAAATCAAATTTGGTGGACATACAGAGTGTTTTAAAATTTCTTCGCTCATTCTTCGGGACTTCCCGAAAAATAGTTCTTGACAAATCATGTCCGATTTGTTATAATATATTAATATAAAAATTGGAGAAGAAAGAATTGAGAGAAATAGTTCCACCCACACATTGTCCTGCTTGTAGCGCAGAACTTGTATGGCAAAAGGATATACTATACTGCATGAACAAAAATGAATGTCCTGCTCAATCTACCAAAAAAGTCGAGCATTTTGCTAAGACTCTAAAGATTAAAGGACTTGGTCCTGCAGCAGTAGAAAAACTAGACTTATTCTCAATCTCTGATATTTATAATCTAACCGAACAAGATTTAATAGAAGGGTTGGGTTCAGAGAAATTAGGTACGAAGTTACACGCAGAAATTGAAAAGAGTAAGACTGCCGACCTAATCACTCTCTTACCAGCTTTTTCGATACCGCTGATAGGTCAGAGCGCTTCAAACAAGTTTAGAAATAAAATTTCGACTATTAGCGAGATAACCTTACAAAAATGTAACGAAGTTGGTCTCGGACCTAAAGCGGCATCGAACCTTGTAAGCTGGTTAGAAAACACTTTTCATTCCGAAAAGTTTTACGAGTTGCCGTTTTCATTTACTTGTGAGATAACCTTTACTGAAGAAAAAAGTAAAGGAACAGTTTGTATCACAGGGAAACTGAAGTCATATAAGACTAAAGCTATTGCACAGCAAATTTTAATGCAGAACGGATTTGATGTAAAGGACAATCTCACAAAAGATGTTAATTACTTGCTAAACGAAAGTGGAATCGAAAGTGCAAAAACACAGAAGGCTCATACAATGGGCATAACAGTATATAACAATATAAAACAATTATTAACGGAGAATAATCATGGCACTACCTAAGTGGACAGATGAAAGAACTCAACAATTAACTGACTTTGTTGGTTCTGAAAGCCCTATTTCTCAAGCTACAGTTGCTGAAGCAGCTGAGCAATTAGAAACTTCTACAAGAAGTGTTTCTTCTAAATTAAGAAAAATGGGTTATGATGTTGAATTAGCTTCAGCATCTGCGAGCAAATCTTTTAGCCAAGAGCAAGAAGATACTTTAAGAAACTTTGTAACTGACAACTCTGGAAGTTACACTTATGCAGAAATTGCTTCTAACTTTGAAGGCGGAGCATTTTCAGCAAAATCAATTCAAGGTAAGATTCTATCTATGGAACTTACTGGTCATGTAAAACCTGCTCCTAAGCAAGAAACAGTAAGAACTTACACTCCTGAAGAGGAAGAGACTTTTGTTTCTATGGTTAACGATGGTTCCTTTGTTGAAGAAATTGCAGACGCTTTAGGCAAATCTGTAAATTCTATCAGAGGAAAAGCGTTATCTTTACTTAGAAGTGGAGACATTGACGGAATACCAAAGCAAAAAGAAACTAAAGGTTCTAGCAAAGCTGATGTCTTAGCTGACCTTGATATTGCAGGTATGACTGTTGAAGAAATAGCTGACGAAATTGGCAAGACTGTAAGAGGCGTGAAAACAATGTTGACCAGAAGAGGTCTTCAATGTGCTAATTACAATGGAGCTGCTAAAAAAGAAATCGGTTAATTAGCAATGTTTAAGTAAGGGAGTTCGCTCCCTTACTTATTCTTGGGAGAGATAAGTGAATATTGCTAGTGCTTTACTAAAACAAATTATTGTTGAAAACGACTTTGACACTTGGTCAGGGCTGAAAGATATTTATCTTCCCAGCGAGTATCAAGGGATTTATCGTGCCCTAAGCAAACATATTGACACATATCAAGAACTTCCTAGTCTGGAAGAATTTAAAGCAGGATTAAGAGATAGAAGTCTACAAGAAAAAGTAGTCGCAATGGAAACTGTTGAAGTAGATGTTTCTGCTGACCTGTTATTAGATTATCTCAAGAATGAATTTACCCAAAGTGAAATACTAAACGAATTAGATGACTTCGTTGATAGTACAGTAGCTATTGCAACAGCAGAAGAAAGTATAGAAGGACTACAAGAAATAGTTCTAAAGGTAAGTGATAAAGTAGATGTTAAGCCGCCTGAAGAAAGTATGCAGGCTATCAATCTTTTTGAAGATGATACTGAACTCTCTAGGTATTTACCTTTAGGATTAAATAGTGAATATGATTCACAAATACAATTCTCTCCCAAAGACTTGGTGCTTGTGGGAGGCAGACGGGGTGCTGGTAAGTCTGTAACTTGTTGTAATTTAGCAAGTACAGTTTATGACTCAGGTCGTTCTGCTATTTACTTTACTATTGAGATGGATAGTAGACAAATTCTTCAAAGAATATGTTCTATCTCAACTGGTGTACCTCTCAAGAGATTACGCAGTAAGAATCTTTCTAGTGAAGAATGGAATCTAGTTGGAGGTTGGTGGGCAGGTCGTTTTCAAGAAAGCGACCAAGCCCTCCATGAATTTGAACGAGATAGAGACTTTGAAAAATTTCACAGTTCTCTCTCAAAACTCAAACTAGATGAAGAAAGGCAGATAGATGTAGTTTATGACCCAGCACTTAGTTTATCGAGAATGCAGTCTGAACTTGATAAAAAAGTGAAGTCTCTCGATGTTGGAATAATCGTAGTAGATTATCTCAACCAAGTCCGCCGACACAATGTGCCAAGTCGCTCGGGACAGTATGATTGGACAGAGCAAATAGAAGTTAGTAAACGACTAAAAATATTTGCTCAAGACTATGAAACATTAGTCTTTGCGCCTTATCAAACTGATGCGAGTGGGGAAGCAAGATTTGCAAAAGGAATATTAGATGCAGCCGATGCAGCTTACTCATTAGAAACATGGGAACAAGAAGATAGATGTATGACATTTAATTGTGTTAAAATGAGAAGTAATGTAATGTCTAGTTTCTCGTCTGAAGTTGATTGGGAAACTTTGAAGATTGGTCCGCACTCTGCACTTAGTCCTAAAGAAAGAGAAGCAGTAGAAAAGTCAATGAAAACTGGAGAGGCAGTAGACGACTTATGATATGGTATACAGAAAAACAATTAGAAACAGCTTGGAAAACATATTTCAAAGTATGTAATGAGAATATGATTACACCTCTAACTATAGATGATTTTAGACCCATTTACGAACAAATATGTGCACAAGCTATGGGAGTAGAAGATGAAATTCAATGAACTTAAAAAAGAAAAAGAGCAGGGAAATATTGATGAATGTAGATGGTGTCAAGAACAAGACCCAGAAACAGACAGAAAGATTCATTATAAATGCTGGATTAGATAATGGCATACGATAGAATTGACCCAAGAGAAGCTCGCACTATATGGTTTCCTAAATTTACTGTTGAGCACATGACAGCTAGTGAATTATTAAGTAAAGAAATCAATCAGTTAGAGCTTACAAATAGAGTTCCTGTCAATACACCACTTCTTGCAAGTGTAGAAAGAGAAGGGTTTAAAAACCCTTTTCTTTGCATGAACAATTATTGGTGTATAGCAGGCTCACAAAGATTAAGAGTAGCCCATGCAATACGAGAAGAAAATTCTTCTTGGGATGCAGTAGTTACAGTATATAAACTACTTGAACACCCTTGGGAACCTTTACACTTATGGAAGCAAGAGCAAATTGTTGCTATTTACTTTCAAATGTTAGAATTAGTATTTAAAAGTTTATATTACCCTCATGACACTGATGATGGCGGTAATGATATGATTTGGTACGAAGAATTAGGAGATAGATTAGAAGGTTGGAATGTAAAACCTTTTTCTACTGAAGAAGATGACAGTTGAAGAATTATTAATAGAACAGAAGATTCCCTACAAACAGTCCCCAAGAGACTTTGTAGTTCGTTGTCTTAATCCTGAACATGATGATAATAACCCTAGTATGAGAATAGATAGGGTAACTGGAATATTTAACTGTTTTTCTTGTGGTTTTAAAGGAAGTGTCTTTAAATTTTTTGATGCTCCTTCAAACCCTCTCGATATTAAACGAGAAAAGTTTAGGCGAAAACTACAAGAAAAGCGGTCTGACTCTATTGGCTTACAATTTCCTACTGACAGTATGATGTATATTGGAAGCCATAGAAATATATCGGAAGAAACCTTCAAACACTTCGAGTGTTTCTTATCAGGACACTCACACTTTGAGGGCAGATATTGTTTTCCGATTAGGGATATTAGAGGAAAGATTGTTGCATTTAACAACCGTGCACAATCTCCAACTCAAATACCAAAGTATTTGTTTGAGCCTCCTGGCGCAGTACTTCCTTTGTATCCATCAAAAGTTAGTCCGATTAAGGGACGAGTTATCCTAGTAGAAGGTATATATGATGCTATAAATCTATATGACAAAGGACTACAAAATGCTGTATGCTGTTTTGGTACAAGAAATATCAATGAAGAAAAACTTACATTATTAAAAATGCAAGGTGTAACTCAAGTAGACATATTTTTTGACCCAGACGATGCAGGACTCGATGCTCAGAATAGAGTAATAGAACTATGTGAAAAAGTAGGATTACTATATTATGGGATAAAAATAAGAAAAGAATTAGGCGATGCGGGAGCATTGACACATGAAAACATAAAAAAACTAAAAGAGAGGTTATATGGCTGAAGTATTACAAGGTCAGGCAATAGCGATAGTAGAAACAAAACCAAGTAGAAATGACTATGTGGATTTGTTTGAGAACTCGTTTGAATTTGACCAGTTTCAACTCTGTTCTAATCCTTCTGTAAAAAGAGTATTAAAACGAGATGTTGATATTGAATTTAACCCAGATGATTATGACTGGGTAATTTTAGTTGGTTCCGAGCCACTAAAATTTTATACTAAAGAAGGCTCCATAACAGAATATAGTGGTAGAATAGTAGATGACAAGTTTCTACCAGTTATTAACCCTGCGATGTTAGCTTTCAAACCAGAGGCAAAAAAGACTTGGGAAGAGTCAAGAGATAACATATTTAAGTATATGAATAATGAACTCAAACAAGAAAAATTAGAGAACATCTATGGCATAACAGAGAGTGCAGATTTATATGTATTCTTAACTAGAGCCATAGAACATGAGAATGACTTTGTTGCTCTGGACTCGGAAACAAGTGCATTATATCCACGAGATGGGCATATGCTAGGTATTAGTTTATCATATGAGCCAGAGCATGGCGCATATATAGATTGTAATTGTATAGACGAAAAAGCAGAAGAATTATTACAAGAACTTTTTGACAAGAAAAGAGTAGTATTTCATAATGCTAAGTTTGATATTGCATTTTTTGAGTATCACTTTGGATTTAAGTTTCCAAGATTTGAAGATACTATGCTTATGCATTATATGTTAGATGAACAACCTGGCACACATGGACTAAAACAACTAACTTTGAAACATACACCATATGGTGATTATGAAAAACCTATGTATCAATGGATTGAAGATTATAGAAAGAGAACAGGTATTCTAAAAGATAGTTTCTCTTGGGATATGATTCCGTTTGACATAATGAAAGACTATGCTGCAATGGATGCGGTGTGTACTTTCTTGTTGTTTCAAAAGTTTGAAGCAGCGTTAGTAAAGAATGAAAAAATGTACAGCGTGTATAGGGATATTTTAATAGAAGGTTGTAGATTTTTAATTGATGCACAAGATTATGGTGTTCCATTTGACAAAGATAGATTAATGAAGTCTACAGCACTTATGCAA